GAAATAAAAACGAATATATCCCTACAGAGGTTCACTGGTCAGAAGTTCCTGGTAGAGATGTTGTTTGGAAAGAACAAACAATTGCAAACACATCAGAAGAGCAGTTCCGTGTTGAGTTTGAGTGTGAATTTTTAGGTTCTGTTAATACATTAATTAATCCATCAAAACTCAAAACTTTAGTATATGAAGACCCGATACAAAGAAATGCTGGATTAGATGTCTATGAAAATCCTATTGAGGATCATAACTATCTAATTACAGTTGATGTTGCCCGTGGTCTTGGTAATGATTATTCAGCATTTATCGTTTTTGATATCACAGAGTTTCCTTACAAGGTAGTTGCAAAGTATAGGAATAATGAAATCAAACCGATGCTATTTCCCAATATTATATTTGATGTAGCAAAAGGTTATAATCAATCCTGGTTATTGATAGAGGTTAATGATATTGGTGATCAAGTTGCTAGTATTCTTCAATATGATTTAGAATATGAAAATATTTTAATGGCAACTATGAGAGGTAGAAATGGACAGATAGTGGGAACAGGGTTCTCTGGCAAAAAAACTCAACTTGGAGTTCGCACAACTTCGGCAGTTAAAAAATTGGGATGTTCAAATCTTAAAACTCTTGTAGAAGATGATAAATTACTTGCATCTGATTATGAAATTATATCAGAACTAACTACATTTTCGCAAAAAGGAAACTCTTTTGAAGCAGAAGAAGGATGTAATGATGACTTGGCAATGTGTCTTGTAATATTTTCCTGGTTAGTAGCACAAGAATATTTTAAGGAGATGACAGAGAATGATGTAAGAAAGAGAATATATGAAGAGCAAAAAAATCAAATTGATCAAGACATGGCTCCATTTGGTTTTATCGAAGATGGAATTAATGGAGAAACAACTTTTGTAGATGATTCTGGAGATAGATGGTATGCGGATGAATACGGCGATCGTTCATATATGTGGGATTACAGGTAATGTCCATCGATGATGAAATAGAACTCGAACACTTATTGTTTTTTGATCGTAAATGTAGAGTTTGTGGAGAAGTTAAAAGTTTAATAGATGATTTTTATTTGACTCGAAAAGATAGAAAAACATTAGCATCATCATATTCTTATGAATGTAAAGTATGCACAGTAAAAAGAGTAAGTAGAGGTAGAAAGAGCAATTTGAGATGGGAATATCCTGATTGGTAGGTATTCATGCATCGTTTCCCCATTAGAAATACCCCTTTTCCTAAATATTTTTAGGTAAATTGGATGAGAGGAACACACAAGATGCCAGTAAATTTAGCATCTCCGGGTATAAGGGTAAGGGAAGTTGACCTTACAATAGGAAGAGTTGATGCATCTTCTGAAAAAATAGGTGGTCTTGTTGCACCTTTTGCACAAGGTCCCGTAGATCTTCCAACGGTTATTTCATCAGAAAAAGATTTATTAGATAATTTCGGTAAACCATATTCTAACGATAAGCATTACGAGCATTGGCTTGTTGCTTCATCATACATGGCATATGGTGCTCCAATGAGAATTGTAAGAGCAGATGATACTAACTTGTCAAATGCTTTTGTCGGCACTGGTGCTATTAAAATTAAAAGTATTGAAAATTATGACCAACTTCAGTATGATGAAAATGTTGTACCAGATAGAACAGTAATTGCCAAGAATCCTGGATCCTGGGCAAATGGAATTAGAGTTGCTATTATTGATGGTAAGGCAGATCAAATTCTTACAGGTGTGACTACTACTGCCGTTAATGGTACTGCTTCAAACATTACTGTTGGAATGGGAGTTACTCAAAGTTTAATTGGGAGAACTTCAATTGGAGCAGGAACAACCACAGCACTTACAGGATATTTGAAAGGTATAGTTACTGAGGTTGGTGTTGGTCAGATTGGTGTAAAAGTTCTTTCTCAAGTTGATGGAATAACGGAAACACCAAAAGATTATCAAGAAAGAGGAACTTTCGCATTCACTAATACTGGCGCCGTTGCTATTCATACCACTGGTGCATCTGCATCATATGGTTCGACTTCATATACTGGAAACCAAGATTGGTTCTCACAACAAACTGTAGAAATATCTACGTCTACAGTTGGTGGATCGAACGTCACAACAACTCAATCTTGGAATACACTGGCAGATCGTCCAACAACATCAGAATATGCTTCTGCGAGGGGAGCAAGATTTGATGAAGTTCATGTTGTTGTTATTGATGGAGAGGGTAAAATTACCGGCAATACCGGAACTATTCTTGAGAAGCACACATCTTTATCCAAAGCAAGTGATGCAGAATTTTCTGCTGGATCACCATCTTATTGGAGAAATTATCTAAAAACCAATTCAGCATATATTTTTGGTGGAGATGAGCCAGCAGGAGTTACTACATCTGGATATTCTTCCGGGTTTACTCTTGCCAGCGGAACTTCTTGGGATCAGGCAGCAGAAGGAGTATTATTCGCTAATACTGGAAATACTAACGAAGTTCTTGCCGGAGGTAAAGATTATGATGGAGGAAGTGACATCTCAGCTACGGGAGCACTTAGTCCTGAACTCGACAAATTAGTAACTGGATATGGTTTATTTGAAAATACTGAAAATTATAAAGTAGATTTCCTTATAATGGGATCTGCAAATTATGACAAAGAATCTGCACAAGCACTCGCAAATAAACTGATTGCAGTTGCTGATGTAAGAAAAGATTCTCTTGCATTCATTTCACCATATAGGAAGGCATTTATTACTGACACATCTGTCGGAACTGTAACGATTAATGATGATGAAACTATTACTAATAACATATTAGATTATTATTCACCAATCACTTCATCCACTTATGCAGTATTTGATAGTGGTTATAAGTACATGTATGATAGATTCTCAAACACCTTTCGTTATGTCCCACTAAATGGAGACATTGCTGGTATTTGTGCTCGCAACGATATTGACAACTTCCCCTGGTTCTCACCAGCAGGAACGTCAAGAGGTGCGGTACTAAATGCTGTCAAACTCACTTATAATCCTTCTCAAGCACAAAGAGATCAATTATATAGTGCAAGAATTAATCCAGTTATTGTTTCTCCTGGTGGTGGAGTCACACTCTTTGGTGATAAGACTGGAATTGCAAGAAGGTCTGCATTTGATCGTATTAACGTTCGTCGATTGTTTATCTTTCTTGAGGATGCAATTTCTGCTGCTGCAAGAGACCAACTCTTCGAGTTCAACGATGAGATTACAAGAACTAACTTTGTGAATATTGTCGAACCATTCTTACGTGATGTTCAGGCAAAACGAGGAATTCAAGATTATGTTGTTATTTGTGATGAAACGAATAACACTGCCGCTATTATAGATAATAATGAGTTTGTGGCAGAAGTCTTCATCAAACCTGCAAGATCAATTAACTTCATTGGTCTTACATTTGTTGCCACCAGATCTGGTGTTTCATTTGAAGAAGTAGTCGGTAACGTTTAATTTAGAGGTTAAAAGAAAAAAATGCCTAGTCGCCAACAACGAAATACCGCACCATTAAGAACGATCAGTGATTTTAAAAGTAAACTGACCGGTGGTGGTGCAAGACCCAATCTATTTGAAGTTGTATTAGCATTCCCTTCTGCGGTTGCTATTGATAGTGATGTTCTCGAAAAATCAAGATTCCTTGTGAAGGCAGCGGCTTTGCCCTCCTCCACAATTGCTCCTGTGGATATTCCTTTTAGAGGTAGAATTCTAAAAGTCGCAGGTGATAGAACATTCGAAACTTGGACAATCACTGTTATTAATGATGTTGATTTCTCCATCCGTTCCGCAATGGAAAAATGGATGAATTCTATTAATAAAATGACTGATGCAACAGGACTTACAAATCCAGCAGACTATCATAAGGATGCAATTGTAAATCAACTTGATCGTGATGGTTCTATTCTTAGATCTTATAAGTTCTGGGATATTTTTCCGACTAATGTTTCTACAATTGATTTAAGTTATGAGACTACTGATACTATTCAGGAGTTCACGGTAGAAATGCAAGTTCATTATTGGGAAGCATTTAGAGGAACATCTGCTCAGGCAGGTGGTGAAGATATCTCCTAAATAATAGAATAATAGTCTAAGTTAGTTTATAATATGGCAAAACTTTTTGGTTTTTCTATTGATGATGCAGAAAAGAAATCCAAATCTGTAGTTTCCCCTGTCCCCGTGAATAACGAGGATGGGGTTGATAACTATATTAGTAGTGGATTTTATGGTTCGTATGTAGATATTGAAGGACAATATAGAACAGAATTTGATTTAATCAGAAGATACAGAGAGATGTCACTACATCCAGAAGCGGATGGTGCTATCGAAGATGTTGTAAATGAAGCAATTGTGAGTGATCTTTACGATTCTCCAATTGAAATTGAATTGTCCAATTTAAATGCCACAGATAATTTAAAGAAAGCAATTAGACAAGAATTTAAGTATATTAAAGAAATTTTAGATTTTGATAAGAAGTCGCACGAAATTTTTAGAAATTGGTATGTTGATGGAAGACTTTATTATCATAAGGTAATTGATCTTAAAAATCCTCAAGAAGGAATTAAAGAACTGAGGTACATTGATCCAATGAAGATGCGGTTTGTCCGCCAAGAAAAGAAGCAAGATAAGAATGTTATTGGACCAAATATTCCTGGTCGTGACGAACAAAAAAATGGAATTGCTCCAGAGATTGAAGAGTACTTTGTTTATACACCAAAACCAAGTTATCCAACTGGTAATTTGACTGGTGGTGGAGGAGGAAATAAAGGAACTAAAATTGCAAAAGATGCAATTACATATTGTACTTCGGGTCTTGTAGATAGAAATAAAGGAAATGTTCTTTCTTATCTTCACAAAGCAATCAAAGCACTCAATCAATTAAGAATGATTGAGGATTCTTTGGTCATCTATAGATTATCAAGAGCACCAGAACGTCGTATTTTTTATATTGATGTTGGTAACTTGCCTCGCGGGAAAGCTGAACAATATATGAAAGATATTATGGCTAAGTACCGTAATAAATTAGTATATGATGCAAATACTGGTGCTATTAGAGATGATAGAAAGCATATGTCAATGCTTGAAGATTTCTGGCTACCGCGGCGCGAAGGCGGAAGAGGTACAGAGATCTCTACACTTCCAGGTGGTGAAAATCTTGGTCAGATCGATGACATTATTTATTTTC